ATTGACCAAATCGCATATCCAGTAACCCCAAATTTTGTACGAATAGCTTTAACCTTTCTATGGTTTCGCATATCCCTATCATGAGGAAAGTAATCACAGTAATTCTTTATTGGGCGAGCCATTAGAATTTATTTAATCGTTAATAAAATCGGTTTTAAGCGCCTCGTTAATACGAGTTATTTCAGCATCGGTAAATAATAATTTACCCTGCATCTTTCGTGATAATTCCGATTCTGGGATTTTAGCATTTAGTGATAACCACCTTTGGGTACGCCCATCTAAAGCCTCTTTAATTCTCTCGTGGAGTCTTAATTCAGTTTTGATTTCCATAAATTTGTTTTGATTATTGAGGAACAAAAATAGTCTTATTTTTTATATCCCCAAATATTTTTAACTTTTTTTTAAAATTATTTTGTGTTTTAATTAAATTAATTATCTTTGTTAAAATTATTACTATGGAAACATTTATCCCAGCAGAGGATGTATTAGCAAGAATTAAATACCATCCTGACATTACACCAAAAGAAAAAGAAAAGTTTAAAGAACAACTTAAAGGTCTATATATGACTGATAAAAGAAAGGAACAAACATTTAAACCTATAACTAAAAATCAAAAAAGAAATGAAAACAGCAATGCAAGAATTAATTGAAGAAATGGAATATTGTTATAAAGACCATAATATTTTTTTAAAATCTACTATTGAAAAGGCTAAAGAATTACTTGAAAAAGAAAAAGATCAGATAATAGATGCTTCTAATTCAGCATTTGAAGATAAAACAACTTGGGGAGAAAGATACTACAACCAAACTTATAATAATGGCATATAATAGTACAATAATAACAAAGAAAAAGCGTTGTGTTAATTGTGGTAACATTGATTATTGGTTTTCTAAAAAGATGTGTAAGCAATGCGCTACCGTACAATCCACGCAAAAGAGAATGGAAGAATTTGAAGATGATTCTGAAAGTTTTAAAAACTTAACTTCAGATTTAGATCATGTGTTTAGTCAGTATTTAAGAAATAGATATGCTGATAAAACAGGTATGGTAGAGTGTTATACTTGTGGTGGTAAACATAAAGTTGCAGAAATACAATGTGGACATTTTATGAGTAGGGGTAATTTGGCAACTAGGTGGATGGAAGAAAATTGCAGACCACAATGTATGGAATGTAATTACTTTAAAACAGGTAATATTGAAGAGTTTGAACACAAGCTACATGAAGAAAATGGAGCTTTGGTTGAATACTTAAGAGAAACAGCAAGACAACCAGTAAGACCTACAAGAGATGAGCTAAAAGGCTTGATCCTAGAATACAGGGCAAAGCTAAACTTGGTAAAAAAGAAATTTATTGAAAAATAATTTGTATTTTTACGGTGGTTATCATAGTTTGTAAGGTTTATAGTTTCGCCCCCTATTTTAGAATAATAGGGGGTTTTTTATTGCTCATAAGTGAGCCGATTGTCGCTCAAATACGGCTCAAAGTTGCCTTATTAGGTAACTTTTGTGATTGATAAGTTCGCTATTAGTAAACTTTTGCATGAATTTTTCCGAAAAACCTATGCAGATTTTACAAAGTTTGTAACAAAGTAAGGGGTAATTCGGTTATATCTTGTAACATATAAAAGGTAAAATTTGTTACAAATGAGTGCAAATGAATATAATTCGGTAGTAATAATACTGATTGTTCACAAAAAACAAACTTTCACGAATACGTGAACATTATAAAAAGTTGTTGTACCTAAATTATAATAATCTGCTTTAAAGTAAAATATAGATATTGTTATGTTACTTTAAGGGGTAAAAAGTAAACTGTAGCCTTTACAAAATTTTTCTAGCGGAAAGCTATAACTTGACTAATGCACATCATAATGTGCAATTAATGACTCATATTGCTATCATTAGTGTCAAAAATGGCATTTTGTGGTGGATATTACCAACAAAAAAAGCCCCTCACCGTAGAAACGGAAGGGGGAGTCGTTAACCTTTACTCTATGCGTATGAAATGTAAATATACAAAAATTTAATTAAATTTATTTTTTTAATTAAATTAATTAAATTAATTTTGTTTAAAATATAAAACATGGCAAGAAGCATTTCCCCAGACTCGGTTTCTAGCAAAGTAGCCGATCTAAAATTAGGAGAACATTTGAGGTTAATCAACCCATATACATCTGTAATGGTAATGGTTTCTAATTTAAAAAAGAAAAAAGAAAACACTGATAAACTATTTAAAGTTAAATCAATAGATGAAAAAACTATCGTAACCAGAATAAAATAAAAACTATGCACATACAAACTATCGTTTACCAAAGAACATTTAACCTAGGCAATTACTCATCTGAAAAAATAGGTGTTGAATTTGCCATTAACCAAGGCGAGTCGGCTAATAAAGCTTTAGACATCGCAAGAGAATTAGTAGAGCAATATCATGCTGAAAATGTAAAAAGATTAAAAGACCTTTCTGAATTTTTAGGCGTTAATGATGAAGGCATTTACGAAGAAGTTATTCCTACCCAGTCTAAAAAATCTTTAGCTGAAAAGACAAAAGAATTTATTGACGCTTGCAACACGATAGAAGAATTAAGAGCTTGGGAGTTGATGGCTAAAAGTAATTCAGAGATTTTAGAACACTACAATAAGAAACTTAAAACTATTAAATAATGCTACTTACTGATGATGAGCAATCTATTTTAAATTTAATCTCTAGCACCAATAACAGGATAACACAGCAAGAAATTGCTAATTCAGAAAGATGGTTAGGAAGCCACCCTATTCACGAAGTAGATAGAAGAGAGTCAACATTAAGAAAGATAAGACAAGTAATTCGTGATTTAAGAATTAAGAAAGGCTACATGATTCTATCTGATGCTAAAGGTTATTGGATAATGAAAGATAGGCAAGAGGCTATTGAGTATTGTGAAAGAATTGAGCGTATGGCAAAGTCACAAGCGCGCGCGTGGTTTGAAACATACAATGCAATGAGAAAGAATTTTAATTTAAGCTCGGATTATTTTGAACAACAAGGAAAACTATTTTAACTATGATAAATTTTAATGAAACCCTTATACGAGCAAGCTCTGTAGGGTACTTAATGACGGAACCTGTATCTAAAGCTGATAAAGAAGCAGGATTACTTTCTAAAACAGCACAGAAACATTTATTGGATGTTTATATTACTGAAAAGTATGGTCGCAAACGAGATATCCAAACCAAGCAAATGAAAAAAGGCGTAGAAGTAGAAGGTGATTCTATTGAAATGCTATCTAAATATCTTGGTAATAAATTAGAAAAAAACGAGGAGAGATTTAAGAACGATTTTATCACAGGATTACCCGATATAATTAACGGGAACGAAATCATTGATGTAAAATCTAGCTATGATCTTTGGACATTTTTAGGTAATATACCAGATAAGTTAGATAGTCAATACTATTGGCAATTAATGTCGTATATGTGGCTTACGGGAACTATCAAAGGAACTATTGCATACTGCTTATCCAACACTCCGGATAGCATCATTGAGCAGGAGAAGTATTATCTATTAAAAAGGATGGATGTTATTTCCGAAGATAGCCCTGAATTTATAAGAGAGGCAATGAAGATAGAATTTAACATGAAGTTTGATGACATAAACATTGCAGAAAAAGTATTGCTATACAATGTAGATAGAAACGAAGATGATATTTTAAAAATACAATACAAGGTAGAAAAAGCAAGAGAATATTTAATTCAAATAGAAGAAACCCATAAAAATTTTAACAATGGCAAAAGCAAGTAAAAAGAAAGCAAACATACCAGAAGGTAAGGAACCATTAATAGGTTGTGATTTCTGTATGCAATTTGATTATGACGAACCTCATGTAATTGGAGCAAGTCCAGATGAACATGGAGCGATTGAATTAGTGATTAAATCTTACTTGGATGCAGGTGTAACTTTTGTATGTCCGACTACCGGTAAAAAATTAAGAATTTACGCTCGCCCATTATCGGATGCGGGAAGAGCAATTTTAGAAGAACCAGAAACTAAATAAAATGACAGCAGCTCAAGAGTTAATTAAAAAGATAAAGGTAAGAATACCATTCTTTCAGTATAGTGTTTATCAAGATGATTTTAACATGGCAATTGAAAAAGAAAAAGAACAAATAATAGATGCTTTTAAAAATGGCTGGAATTGGAATTATGATGCAGAAGAATATTATAACGAAACTTATAATAATAAAAATAAAATAAAAGCAGAAAAATTAGTTAATAATTATATGCAATTTTGTAATAATAATTATCACGATGCTCAAAAAAGTGCATTATTTGCAACCGAATTAATGATAGAAGTTTGCAATACTTGTTTATTATACACCAAGCAGCCAGTTAAAGAAAACGATGATATTTATAATAATTTAGTAAAAGTTAAAAACGAGTTAAAAAAATTAAAACCAATGGATCATAATATTTGCCCAATCCATAATGAAGCATTAAATGAAGATGGTCTTTGTAATACATGTTTAGAAAACTCAAACAAATAAACTATGAAAACAATTATTGGAATAAGCTGTTTTGCATTAGTATTAATAATCTGCTACATCATTGGATCGGCTTATGATGACCATCTAGACAATGAGCAATATTAATCCTGTTTAGGTATAATTGTTCCAACTGAATAAGTTGCACCAACTGGCGCTTGCGTTACAGATGTTTCACCCGGAACTGCTCTAATTGCTCTACGCATTGGAAATGCTAATTCATTAAGTGGACCGAAACATTCTGCTATAGTTACACCATTAACTCTTTGTGGCAATATTTTACAAGGCATACACCACATATTACTCATACTTGTTTCTGGAGTATTTCCAATTGTAAATGTGCGATTAGCTGTAGGTAAAGTTTCCCAAGATGGAGCTTGCGGAACTGAATCGTAATACCAAAAATAAGACCACACTGTTTTATCTGTACTATCTGGAGTAATTGAAGGATTAGGAACTAATATGTTATTTGCAACAGAAAAGCCATCCATTACAGGACAAGCTGCTACGCCTTCCAAGAATTGTTTTCCTTCTACAGTAATTGTATCTCCCGTTGCCTTTGCACTAGATGCACCACAAAATGCAAATTTACCTTGAACAATAACTAATGCTTTTTCGTGAGCATTTTCTGGTTTAAATTTATTAACTAAAATTATAACAGAAACCAAAACTACAAGTGCTGATAAGGATAATAATATTTTTTTCATTTAAGATTTTTTATGTGTGTTAGCAAATTTACGAGCAGCCTCTACGCTACCAAATCCCCAAGCTTTCAAAGCTAATGCCTTACGAGTAGGTTTGCCATTTGGTTTTTTCATTGACCCCATCATACCTGCAAATCTAGCTGCAAATGAAACTCTACGAGGATTAACACCTGATTTAACAGGAGCTTTTAAGTTTCCACCTGTTTCTGCATTGTAAGATGCACGACCTTTAGCATTAAGCCCACCTTCAGGATTTTTTCCTTCTTTTCTTTGCCAAGCTCCAGACATAAATTACATTTTTTCTTGTGCTTTAATTTTTTTCTCTTGTTTTAACATTTCGGCAGTTGGTTTTTTACCACTTCCTTTAGCATTACGAATATTATCCCATAATCCGCGTGGAGAATAAGAGCCATCTGCTCGTTTCATCATTTTTAGTTTACTTTTCATACGCTAAAATACGAATTAAATTCCATTTTCCGATTTCCAAATCATTAAATCTATCCCTTTTAAGCCCTTTGGAGGCGTTTTTTGGTTTTCAGCAGGTATTTGTTCTAATTTGGAACTAACCTCTAATTTTGGAGCATCTGTGTCGTAAGGAGGCATATTCTTAAAAGGCGCTCCTCTTTTCATATTTGTTATTAACTGATGCCTAGTTAATTCTTTCATATTTTCATAAGGTAGATAGATATCCATTAAAAAATTTAAAATTGATTGATGAGTTTCAAATTGAGGATATTTTTCTTGAATTCTTTTTACTACATTTTCATCAAATCTGACTCCAATTGGTTTGCTTTTTGCCATATAAAATATTTTGTAGCTACAAATATAGGGTATTTTTTGAGATGTAGCTACACTTTATCCCCCTTTTATTTAATATGTAGCTACACTAATACACCCCCAACACACTATATAAAGGAAGGCACGACCACCCCGACCACATACCGACCAAACCAACCACC